AGGTGAAATATTAAGCAAAATAGAAGAATACAAAAATACAGGACATCCAAAAGATTTTAATAAGATAAATATAATTCACGCAGTAAAAGATTACAAAAGATTTGTAGATATGGGGTTTAAACTACAATGAAAAAATTGATAGCGACATTTATTGTTGGTGTTGGTAAAGGTGATGGATATAGTAAGAAGATATGGGATATATGTATTCCAGTTATGAAGTCGTATGCTGTACAGGTAGGCGCAGACTTTAAGATATTAGATAAAGAAAATGATAAGTTTAAAAATACTTCGTTTTATATGCAAAAGTTGAACATGTGGGAATGCTTGAAAGAATATGACCGTGTTTTATGCCTTGATGCCGACATGCTTATTACTTCTATTGCACCTGATGTATTTGAAACATTTCCAGATAGCGATACATTCTATGGTTTAGACTCTAGCTATACTGATCGTGCAAGAATTATACTTCCATATGTTGATAAATATAAACTTGACTGGCCTGTTGGAAGCTATGGTAATCCACGTCAGTATAATGGTGGCCTGTGGTTACTTGGTAATAAATTAGACTTGAATTATAATGTGTCAGAGTATATATCGTGTAAAGGGTATGAGGAAAACTTCGTAAATTATGTGTTGGTAAAAAACAAATGTAAGACTGTTGATGTTGGTATTAAGTGGAATAAACTATGCTGTGATAAAACTATTGACCGTAAACAATGCTACATAATTCACCATGGCGGATGGGGATTTGCGCCTAACTGGAAGGAACTATCAGAAAAAGGTGCACGTGAACTATGGGAATCTAAGTACCAGTGTTGTAAGGATGATTTTGAATACTTTTATGGGGGAATAAAATGATCCAGGTTAAGGTGTGGGGAACTACTGAGTTGATTTTCAAGAATGATAATTTTGAGGTACATCGTATAGCAGTAAACGGAGGCGGATATTGCTCTAGGCATATGCATAGATTCAAGTACAATCTATTTGTTGTAGAATCTGGCAAAATGACTGTATCTATATTTAATGCTGAAAATATTGATAAAACAATTGTATCTACAGGTGAAAAAACTACGGTGCAACCAGGTGTGGAACATATGTTTGAATGTGATTGTCTAACTGTAGCATATGAGATTTATTATACTGAACCGATTGGTGAAGATATAATCCGCATGACAGTAGGTGGAATAAAAAAATGATTTACACGTACAAGAATAAAGTATATCCAACATATATAAAGACCGGGAATGCGGTCAACTGTATTGAACCGATAGCGAAGCAGTTTTGTAAGGGGCGCGGACTTGACGTTGGTGGGTATTACGGATGGACACTACCAGGATCGATACCGATCAACATCATTGATAAGGCAATGCCATACGATGCGTTTAATTTGCCTATGGATTCGAATAAACCATGGGATTATATATTTTCTAGTCATTGTTTGGAACATCTTGTTGATCCAATTAAGGCATTGGAATACTGGATATCACTACTACGACCTGAAGGAGTTTTGTATTTATTCCTTCCACATCCAGATATGGAATATTGGTTGCCACAAAATAACAGGAAGCATTTGCATTCATGGTATCCATTTGAAATGGCAAAGATTTTAGCAGATATTGGGTTATTAAACGTACTACATTCAGATCGTGATATGTACTGGTCATTCAGTGCGTTAGGATTTAAGAGGTAGCATGGATAAGATAATTAAATTATATGACGCAGTGCAATACGACGATTTAATGATATGTGAACGTAAGGGGGTGGCATATCAAAGAATAATGCCAACATGTCATAATAAGGGATACGATAATTATTTTAAACACTGTGATGATAAATATTCAGATAAGAATATCGAACTTGCAATTAATATTTGTAGGATGGCATTAACTGATAAGCATATAGGTAACTGTAAGTTGTTAGATATTGGTATCGGTAATGGTTCATTTATTAGGCACAGAAACTCGGTATCTGGTGGTGTTACCTGGGGATATGACGTAGACAAACAGGCCAATAAATGGCTTGAAGAAAACAAATTAAATGTAGGTGGTATATCAGGGTTTGCTGGATACTCTATGTGGGACGTGTTAGAACATTGTATTGTACCTGATAATTATTTTAAACATATTGGGCAGACATCTTTTTTATTTCTAGCAATACCTATTTTTGATGATATTAAATCAATACGCAAATCAAAACATTATAGACCAGACGAACATGTTTACTACTTTACCGATGCTGGACTTATTGAATATATGCGTGAATATGGGTTTACGTTTGTTGAAAAAAGTGATGCGGAAATAAAGGCCGGTAGGGATGGCATATGGCAATATGTTTTTCGTAAGACTTTACCAGATTATGGCGGACTAGTAAGTCAATATGACGAGATACATTCACATGAACATTATGGGTCATCGGCTACTGATAATCTAAAAACAATAACAAATCTTGTACGTATTGCGCAACCAAAGGTGATACTTGATTATGGTTGCGGACGTAGCGACTTGGCAGCACACTTTTATATGGATGGAGCGCGTACTATATTCAAGTACGATCCAGCAATACCACAATATAAATCTATGCCAGATATAAAATCATATCCAGTAAATTTAGTATTGTGCTGTGACGTTATGGAGCATATCCGCAAGCATGATATGGAGCGAGTATTACGCGAGATAAAGTCAATATCTGGCAATGTTATATTTTCTATTTCGTGTGTGCCGGCAAGAAAGAAATTGCCTAATGGCATGAACGCTCATGTCAACATCGAACCTGTAGGATGGTGGGAAAGAATAATCAGGGAAACATTTGGAAAGTGTTTAACTAGGTGGAAAGGACCAGAAGGGAAAACGTTTATCTGCACCACATTTTAATATGGCTATTTTTACATATACGCAAAAGCAAAAGGACACGTTAGATATATTTAACGATAAGTCTAAGACATACTATCTTGTTGAAGGTGGCAGTAGATCAGGAAAGACTTTCTTTATATGCGATTATATTATAGCGCGTGCTCGAAAGTATCCTGGAACTAGACATTTAATTTGTAGGCAATCAAAAACATCATGCGTTGCGACTGTTTGGAAGCAAACATTACTTGATATACTTAGTCATGATAACTATCCAGAAGGAACATGGATTGAGGACAAAACAAACTCGATAATAAATTTTCCAGAATGGGGTGGGTCATCAATCTGGGCTGGTGGATTCGATAACAAACAACATGAAGATGCTATGTTAGGTAGTGAGTGGGCAACGATATATGTAAACGAAGCGCTTGATATTGCGTATAATAACTTTGAGAAGTTAACCACTAGATTACAATGCAAAGATGTAAAATTAAAATTATTTGCAGATTGTAATCCTAAGAATCCATCGCACTGGTTGTCAAAATATTTTAAACGACATATAGAGCCAAAAACAAATGAGAAACTAAGACAAGAAGTTATAGATAGAATTGCGACAGTACATTTTCATCCTTCTGATAACAAAACCAATTTATCTCATGAATATCTTGAACAACTAGAATCACTGCAAGGATTGGCTCGTAAAAGGTTTTGGGATGGATTGTGGGCAGAAGATGCGGAAGGATTAGTTTATACGTCATTTAATAGACCTATAAATATACTGGATAATACTATACCTCTACAGGAAACAGCGGAAACATTTACAACGTGGGATTTTGGTACAGCAGACCCGACATTTATAATTGTTGCTCAGATACTACAGGTTCCGAAAACAAATGATAATAAAAAAGGATTAATTATTAATATAGTTGATGAGTATACAAATAAAGATAAAGACCCAGATCATTACTACAAATGGATGGTATTGCGGCCATGGTTTAAATTTAAAAATATGCATCATTATTGTGATCCGGCTGGTAAAATAAGAGGGGCAAAATTAGATTCATGGGTGAGTTTGCTTTCTGGGTTAGGAATATATATGCAATATACACATGTATATTCTCCGGAAGAGGCTATTGACTGCGCTAATGCAATTATACCTTTTGTTAGAGTATGCGAAAAACAAACACCAAAAAGTGTAGAGATGTTTGAAAACTGGAAATACCCTCTTGAAAGTGACGGAACAAAGAAGATCGGCGCTAAGCCTAATCATGACGAGTTTAGCCACCCAGGAACGGCATGGTACTACGGTATGTGTAATAGGTTTGGAACAAAGGTAAGTAGATGTATTGTATAACTATTGACAAACAGTCAAAAGGTAGCGATACTTATACAAAATGAGGTAAAATCATGGCAATTGAACCTAAAATGTTTGATAACTTTATTGATCTTGCATTTGATACAGACAGTGCTAGCGAAATATTCCAAAAAGCTGCAAATCTAGCTATCATGTTAGATGAGGGATGCCGTAGACAGAAACAGAAAGAGAGATTTGATGTCTACATGGATGATTATAATTATCTAATAATTGCTCTTATAAAAAAGCAATTTCACCAAGATAATGCAGATAGATTATATCCTATGGTTTGTAATTATGCTAATTTGTTAAAAAAGATAGTAAATCTAAAGTCTGTTATTTATAAAAAAGCCGCAAAGCGCGAATGGTTATCTGTAAATAATGAACCAGTAGAATCGTATAATGACATTATATCAAAATCTAATATTAACGAAGCATATCAAGCTTTGAATAAATATCTTAATATTAACAATATGTCATTTATGCGTGTGATTTCTGATACACGAGTAAAAGGTATTAAGTATGAAGCTGTGCCAGGCGAAAATATAGTTGTACTGCGTCGTATAGATAACCCGTTAGAGTTTGATGCATTATTGCATCATATTGTAATCGATTCGCGTACGAAGTTTTGGTATTATTGGGATAGGTACGTATCGTGCAAGGTAAGCGACGGACTTGATCATGTATATGATGTACAGCCAAATAAATATATTGATCCTAATGATACAAGTGAACCTAGAGGTATAATTCCTTACGTTCCAGTATGGGGAATTCAGCCTTTAGCAAATAGTTTCTGGTGTGAGACGTATAATGATGATTTATTTAATGCGACACTACAAATTAATGTGCATTTAACACACTTAAATAATTTAATGAAATTAGCATGCTATAAACAGATTGTATTTACAGGATTAACCATCGGAGATCTAAAATCAATTTATGGACATGTAACTGATGGTTTAAATCCAATTACTCTAACAGGTGAAGGGGCAAACGTTACGTCGCTTGAAATGCATAGCGATATCAATCAGGCGATGTCTGTAATCCACGATTTGATATCTCAAGTTTGCGATCAACATGGAGTATCTTTTTCTAGCCAGGTAAATAGCGCTCAGAAACAGTCGGGAGTGGCATTAACGATTGAACGTGAGGCAATGGATGACTTGAGGGAAGAGCAAGAGCCTAGATTGCGTGAGTGTGAGTCAAAGGTTGCATATATTACAGCGATCATGGCAAATACTGATTACAACGCTGGGATAGATGTAAATGGGACATTGCGAGTAGTGTTTGGTCGTGATCCGGTAGAATTAACTAGTGAAAATACTGCTGTAGAAGATTGGCTGTTTAGTAAAGGTATTAAATCAGTGTTGGATTTATATACAAAGATGAATCCCGACATTGATCCTGAGCAAGCGGAACAAGGTTTGAGGGATAACCTAGCGCAGAACAAAGAATTGACACAGGTTGATGCAGGACGACAGGAAATAACGAATGAGTTTAAAAAACGCGTTACTGGAGAGGAAGTTGTTGAAGGTGAAGAGGTAATGGTGGAATAATGGCTGATTTTACGTTTGAAAAATCTCTTGATGGTTATGCCGCTAATTATGATAAACTGATAGAAAAATCATTACGTAAAATAGATAGAGATATATATTTAATATTGAATAATGCTGCTGACATGCCAAGAAAATCGGCATTACCATATATTATGGCTAACCGTAAGAAGATAATTGATGCGTTAAAGACAAGTACATTATCTGCATTTTCTTCGGCCACTTCCGGAGGATATAAAGCGGCATTTGATGAGAGCGACAAAGTATTTAAGTCGATTAAAAATGCTCAGTTTTTAGAAACAGATATAGAATTATTTACTATGATTAGACAAGGCGCCATGGATGAAATGGCATCGTATGCCGGTATTGATGGACAGCGTCTTTTTGACCAGATGGTACAGGCAACCTTAACGGGTAATCGTACGGCATTGGAAACAGTGCTTTTGAGTGGAATGACAGGGTTATCTATTGCAAAGCATGGCGCTACAGTTATCGAAACTAATCTAATGACTTTCTCGCGTACATTAAATGGGACACGGTCCTTGAACGCTGGCATAGAAACGTATATATATTCTGGTCCTGGACCAGATAAGATTATACGGCCATTCTGTGAAAAAATACTTGGTAAGACTTTTACGATCGAAGAAATTAACAAACTAGATAATGGTCAAATGGCACAAGGAACAGTATTTTTTACTTGTGGTGGTTGGAATTGCAGACATAGATGGATACCGGTACAATTATGAGTGTAGTTGTAAACTTATCTAACTTGACTAAAAAAAAGCAAGATATAATTAAGTTGTCAGACACTTCTACTATGACGCGTATTGGCTCGGAAGTATTGCGAATGAATCAGGAACAAATATCGCGAGGAGTTGACGAAAATGATAAGAAGTTTAAGCCATATTCAGAGTCGTACCAACGACAAATAATGGCGGCTAAAGCGAAGATATCTCCAAAAGGTAAATGGAAAGGTAGTGGTAAAAGTAAGGCAAGACTTGGAGCAAAGAATCCAAGCGAAGTAAACTTGACGGTTACTGGTGCGATGTTGGCAGACTTTGGAATTGTTCGTGTAGAACGTGGCGAGGTAGAGATTGGATTTCATAGTATTAGAGAAAAACAAAAAGCATCAGGAAACGTAAAGATTAGAGAGTTTGTAGGATTAACAAAGAAAAATGAACGCGCTCTATTTGATTGGATAAAGAAAACTTTTCTTGGTAGACATTGACAATGTTTACTAAAGAGGTTATATTAAAATGCAAGGAGGGCATTATGCCCATTGAAAATGGAAAGCCTGCGGGAGAGCAGGGAACTGGACAGAGTCCACAGGAAAAGGCTATTGCTGATTTTATCGCTGCACACACGGATGCGGAAGGTAATTTCGATGCTAAAGGTGCTGCCGAGGCGTATGGTCTTCGTGACACTATGTTGCATCAAACACGGCAAGAGGCCAAGGAAAGACGGTTGCGTGAAGAGCAACTAAAAAAAGAATTAGACGAGAGGGAGTCAAAAGTTAAAGCTGCAGAGGAAGCAAAACTTCTTGAAGAAAAACGGTATCAAGAATTGATAGAAGCGAAGAACAAAGAAATTACTGAATTAAGCACGTATAAAACAAAGGCAATAGAATTGGAGAAGTTTCATTCAGATGTAATAGCAAGTCAAAAGGCTGAAATTGATAAGCGAGTGGCTGCGCTTGGTAAGGATCAACGGGACATTTTTGAGGTAGCTGCAGGAGCCATGCCGGAGGATGCGGTGCAAGCCAAACTTGATCTATTATCTAGATTGTCTACTACTGCAAATGTGTCTACGTCGCGTGTATCTATATCTGCTGTTGGTGGTAGAGAATCAGGATCGAACGATGATAGCGTAGAAGCGCTAATGGAGTTGAAATCTAAAAATCCTGAGCTATACTATCAGAAGATAAGAGAACAAGTAATTAATAAGAAATAGTATATTAAGGCCGGAGGCCACCAGGTTACGGAGTAGAGCTCCAAAAGTTGAGGCGTAAGAGGGCGCCGAAATCCGCACAGCGGAAACAACTATAGGAGAATTGTATGATTAACGAGATTATCTTGGATATGGTGGCCGACTGGGTCAACATTGAGTTTGAATTGCTGCCTGAAAAACACGTCCTTTTCAAAAATGGGATTGTTAATAAGGCTCCGGCTGAGATTGAATCGGCTATGAGGAATATGAATGGTGCCGGCGACCGTGTTCGTATTCCGTTTTTCTCTGTCGAAACGACTGCTTGGCAAAACGTTTTGACTCCTCCGGTATTGCCTAATACAACTACTGAGGCTCCCGCTACCGCTACTACCTATACCGCCGTCGGTCTTACTTCTGGCGATGAGTATGGTATTAAGGTATGGCGTCGTAAGTTGTTCGAAGCTTCAAAGCTTAACGATCAGCGGCGTGTGTGGGGAAAACAGGCCGAGCAAGTTATTGCTCAACAGTTGGCGCAAGACGTGATTCGTAACTGTTTTGACTATGATTTGCACATGGTATTGCGGGGAGCAATTCCGTCTGCTAACTACTATGATGAAACTACGACTAACTTTTTGAGTCGTGCTGCTGGTTCTCGTACGCTTGAGCCTCGTGTTATCAACCAAGCTAAGGGTTTGCTTGGTGATAACATGGACGAGCTGAAAATCATGATATGCCATAGCAAAGTTTGGCGTGATCTGATTGATCGTGCCTATGGTACCTATTCCAATGCCACACTGTTGTCTACTTCTGACTTTACCAAAGAGGGGAGCGGATCGGTGTGGATGGCTAATGGAATGGTTGTGTATGTTACCGATCGTTGCTTTAGCGATACTGCCAATACTGACAATGACACGTACCATACGTATTTGTTGGCTCCTGGCGTGTTGCAACTGGCGATTCATGAGCCGTATTGGTTGACTCAATTGGACAAGAGCGTTTTCCATGAGCAACAGTACGTACGCGGTAACGTAGGGTATGTTCCTCACCTTCGTGGTATGGAGTATCTGTCAACTGCCCCTGTGCGCCCGACGTCTGCTCAGTTGGAAGATGTAAACTACTGGCAGTTGGGACGGTATCCTTCTGCCAATATGGTTTTGGCCGTCTGCGTCATCACCAACTAATCGGGGAGGCAAGAGGCGGGGGACATGACCCCGCCTAGCCTTGTTGTATGGAATTAACACTAAACACAATGCATGAGATTGCCATACATTATGGTGATTTACCGGCTTTTGTCGGTGATAAAATGCGTAGAGAATATGGCTTCAAAATAGAGTCATGTTTCAAGCAAATAGTAGATAAGGTTGAACATGCATTAGTTGTTGTAGAAAAAAATATCGTCAATTTTTGTTCTCAAATAGTTATCACAAATAGTACTAATATTTACCCTAACAATTATAGAATAGTACAAATCGATAAATCTGCAGGAATAACGGCCTATATACGTCGTGCAATTGGTCGAGAAAATCTTTATCGTATAAATCATAATAGAGAATTATTTGACATAGTTTTAAGTCGTGAACCAGGAAAGGCAAGCAATTCTATATCTGATATTTATGGTAAATATAGCGGAAAACGATTATTAATAATGGGTAACGGCCCAAGTAGTTCTCAGGT